GAAACCCCGCCACCGAGCGGGGTTTCGCGCATTCAGGGGCGTCGCATGGGCCGGTCGAGCTATCTCGGGCGGCGCTAGGAGGTAGAGCATGGCATACACGAGGCAGGATCTGGAGCGCGTCCAGTCGGCAATCGCCAAGGGCGAGCTGGAGGTGCAGTACGCCGACAGGCGCGTGCGTTACCGCTCGATCAGCGAGCTGCGCGACGCGCAAACCGAGATCGTTCGCGCACTCGACGGGGCGGCAGGCCGGCCCCGCATGTTTCGCCTGCGGCATGCAGGAAAGGGGGTGCGATGAGTCGCGCTTACCCCTCGCTCGCGCAGCGCGGGTTTGTCGTTCCGACTCGGGTGAAGGCGGCGGCGTACGAATCGGCCAGCACGGTCGGCGCCCGCGCGAAGGCGTGGCGCGTGTCGGGCGCCGGGCCGAACGCGGCGGCGGTGCAGAACCTGCCGTTGATGCGAGCCCGCGCACGGGACGCGATCCGTAACGATCCCTGGGCGAAGACGGCAATCGCTCGTCTGGTGTCGAACACGATCGGCGCCGGCATTCAAGCGCACCCGCAACACCCGATCGACGCGATCCGCAAGGAGCAAAAGCAACTTTGGGAGGACTGCGGAGAGGAGATCGACGCCGATGGTCTGAACGATCTGGCGGGCGTGCAGACGCTCGCCGCACGCTCGTTCTTCAGCGACGGCGAGGTGCTGGTGCGCAGGCGGATGCGAAGCCCGCGAGACGGGCTGGCTGTCCCCATGCAGATCCAGTTGCTGGAAGGCGACATGCTGCCGATGGACAAGAACGAGATCGTCGCCGGCGGGGAGATCATCAACGGCGTCGAGTTCGATCGGGATGGCCGGCGCGTCGCCTATCACCTGTACCAGCGTCATCCCGGCGAATACGGGCGCGCGTCGTTCACGAACATGCAGACGGTGCGCGTACCGGCCGACGAGATCGCGCATGTGTTCCAGGCGTTGCGGCCGGGGCAGGTGCGCGGCGTGCCCGAGCTGTCGACGGTGCTGCTGCGGTTGCGCTCGCTCGACAACTTCGATGATGCGGTGCTGTTCCGGCAAGAGGTCAGCAATCTGTTCGCCGGCTTCATCGTCAAGCCGCATTCGGAGCCGGGCTTGATGGGCGATCCGATTACCGGCGGCGCCGTCGATTACGACGCTGACGGTTTTTCGCCGGTGGTCTCGCTCGAACCGGGGGGCATGCAGGAATTGGCGCCGGGCGAGGACGTGCGCTTTGCGTCGCCGCCGGGCGCCGGCACCGACTACGCGCCCTTCATGCGTCAGCAATTGATGGCGGCGGCGGCCTCGGTCGGTATGCCCTACGAGGTGCTGACGGGCGATCTGCGCGACGTCAGCGATCGGGTGCTGCGGGTGATCCTGAACGAATTTCGGCGGGCGATCGAGCAGATCCAGTGGAACGTCTTCATTCACCAGTTCTGCCGCAAGGTCTGGCGCTGGTGGGTCGATGCGTGTGCGCTGTCGGGGGCCATGTCGATGCCGGACTACTACCGCAGGCGCCGGGACTATCTCCGGGTGCGGTGGGTGCCGCAGGGCTGGCCGTACATCCATCCGGTGCAGGACGTCACGGCCAAGCGCATGGAGATCCGTTCCGGCTTGGCGAGCCGGTCGGGCGCCGTGCTCGCGCGGGGCGACGATCCGGAGCAGGTGGACAACGAGAACGCGGCGGACCTTGCGCGCGAGCAGCGGCTCGGGCTGCGCTACGACACGCTGGTGCCGGTCGAGGACACGGGCAGCAATTCGAATGGGGATGACGAATGAAAGGCAAAAAGAAGTGGTGGGACATCCGCGCGCAGGCGAACGCGGCGGGCGGCAACGACGTCGAGATCCGGATCTACGGCGACATCGGTTTCTGGGGCACGGACGCCGAGCAGTTCGCGGCGCGGTTGGACGAGGTCGGCCCGACAGCGGCATCGATCGTCGTCGCGGTCAACTCGATGGGTGGCGACGTGTTCGATGCGCTCACGATCTACAACCTGCTGCGGCGCTACCCCGGCAAGACGACGGGGCGCGTCGACGGCATCGCGGCGTCGGCCGCATCGCTGCTGCTGATGGGGTGCAGTCAGATCGTGATGCCGTCCAACGCGATGCTGATGATCCATAACCCGCATACGCTCGCGGCGGGCGACGAGGGCGAGTTGCGCCGGCTGGCGGATCTGCTCGGCAGCACGAGCGCGAACATGCTGACGGCGTACGCCGAGCGCAGCGGGCAGACCGAGGACACGGTGCGCGAGCTGATGGACGCCGAGACTTGGCTGACGGCGGCGCAAGCCGTCGAGCTGGGATTCTGCGACACGATCGAGGAGCCGATTCGGATCGCGGCGTACGCAGGCGCCCAGCCGCTCGTCGCGCGGTTCGCGGCGATGCCCGAGCAGATCCGCGCCCTGGTCGATGGCGAGCCCGAGGCGCCGCCGAATCCGCCCATCGATCCGCCGCCCCCGCAGGACCCGGCCCCGCAGGATCCGCCTGCGCCGCCGCCGAATGTCGCGGCGCTGGCCTCGCATGTGTACGCATCGTGCCGCGACGCGCGGATCGAACACTGCGCCGAGGGCATCGTGCTCGCGACGGGCCTGCGGGATCGCGCAACGGTGGATGCGGCGATTCGCACCGCGCAAGACATCGCAGGCATCTGTCTGGCGGCGAACCTGACCGAGCTGACGGCCGGTTTCGTGTCGGACGGTCTGAGCCCGGATCAGGTTCGCGCCCGGCTCTATGAGCGCGTGACGGCTTCGCAGGCGCACATCAATCCCAGGCAGACGCCGAGCAGCCCGAGCGAGCCGGTGGTCGCCGCCAACGCGCCGCGTGCGGCCTCCATCTACGCAGCCCGCCGCAGCGGCGGAAAGTAACTTTGACGTCCCATGAGGAGGAGCAAACCATGTCGATTGTGAAGGAACAGGGCATTCTCCCGGCCGAATTTCTCGTGTCGGAAGGCAACGGCCAGATCTCCCGCGAGCAGATCGTCGTCAAGGCCGGGCCGGCGCTGCCCGCCGGCCAGGTGCTCGGCGTGACCAATACGGGCGAATACGCCCCGTACGACAACAAGGCCGAGGACGGCTCGGAAGTCGCGGGCGCGGTGCTCTACGCGCCGCTGGCGGCGTCCGAGGAGTCGCGGCCGGCGACGGGCATTGTCCGGCTCGCCGAGGTCGTGGGCGGCCTGCTGACGGGTCTGGATGCGGCGGGGCGCACCGATCTCGCGGATCGCCACGTGATCGTCCGCTGATCGCGCAGCAAGACAGACCTATGAAGGCCACGCATTGCGTGGCCTTTTTCTTTTCCCTTTTCAGGTTGGAGGTTGTATGGCGGACATCGCCCTGTTTCAAGACGACGCTTTTTCGCTCTCGTCGCTCACGGCGGCAATCAACGATCAGCCGGCGGTGCCGGGCCGGGTCGGCACGCTCGGGCTGTTCGAGGAGGACGGCATCACGACGACGACGGTGCAGATCGAGCGCGACGGCGATACGCTCGCGCTCGTGCCGGCCGGCCAGCGCGGATCGCCCGCTCCGGTGGTCGGTGGCAGCAAGCGCAGCATGATTCCGTTCAACACGGTCCACCTGCCGCAGCGCGGCTACATCGCGGCGGACGAGGTGCAGAACCTGCGCGCGTTCGGCTCGGAAAGCGAGCTGGAGGCGCTGCAGACGGTCGTGAATCGGCGCCTCGCCAAGCTCCGGCGCCAACTGGACGCCACGCACGAGTTCCATCGCATCGGCGCGATCAAGGGTGCCGTGCTCGATGCGGACGGCAAGACCGTGCTGATCGACCTGCTGAAGTATTTCGGCATCAAGCAGACGGTGATCGGCTTCGAGCTGGACAAGCCCGAGACGGAGATCCGCCTGAAGTGCAGCGAGGTGCAGGACGCGATCGAGGATGCGCTCGGCGCGTTGACCTACACGGGCGTGCGCGTGCTCTGCGGCCGGACGTTCTGGAACAAGCTGATCGTCGCGAAGACGGTGAAGGAAACCTACCTGGCGACGAGCATGGCGGCGGCCCTGCGCGGCGACGCACGCGACGCGCTCGACTTCGGGGGCTGCACGTTCGAGCGCTATCGCGGGCGTGTCGGCGATATCGGCTACGTGGCGGACGACGAGGCGCATGCCGTGCCGGAGGGCGTGCCCGATTTGTTCATCTCGCGCTTCGCGCCGGCCGACTACGTCGAGGCGGTCAACACGACGGGCCTGCCGTACTACGCGAAGCAGGAGCTGGCCCCGTTCGGCAAGGGGATCGACATCGAGGCGCAGTCGAACCCGATCCACCTCTGCACGCGCCCGAAGGCGCTGATCAAGCTGAAGGCTTGAGATGCGATTCCGCGATCTGATGGCGGACGTCGATGCCGCCGTGAAGCGCGATCTGGCGGACGACGACGTCACGATCGACGGGAAGCCTGTGCAGGGCATGTTCGCGGCGCCGTGGCTCGGGCCGGATCTCGGCTCACGGCGAACGCAACTGGTGGCGCCTGTCCTGCACGTCACGGACGCCGATGCCGCGGTCGTCAAGGTCGGCAGCATCGTCATGGCCGGCGGGAACCGTTACCGCGTTCACGAACTGCAGCCGGACGGCACGGGGTGGACGGTCTTGATCTTGGGGTAAGGCATGGACGTGCTGAAAGTCGAAATCGACGTGAAGGGGGCGCTGGAAGCGCTCGCCGCTTTGCCGCCTGCCGCGATGCAGTCGGCATGGCGGCGAACGCTTCGGAAGACAGCGGCCTGGATCAAGAGCCAGACGGCGAAGGATGTCGGCCGCGCAACCGGGATACAGCAGAAGGTGATCCGGCAGCGGACGTACTTCTACATGCGATCCGCCGATAGCGGGAAGGTGTGGCTCGGTCTCAATCCGATCGGGGCGCACCGGCTCGGCGCCGTGCGTCGTACGCGCAAGGGCATTCGCGCCGGCAAGACGCTGTTCGAGGGCGCGTGGCGTATGACCGAGAAGGCGCCGGACGGTCCCGTGTTCCGTCGAACCGGCAAGGGGCGCACGCCGATCGAGGTCGTGAGGTTCGATTGGGCGCATGAAGGCGATCCGGCCTTTCGGCGTGCCGCCCGAGCGTGCGAGGAAAGGCTGCTGGCGGTGCTGCGGCAGGAGGTCAACTACGAAATCCAGAAGGCGGCAGGCCGTGCTCGATAACCTCAAGCAACTCCACGACGCGATCGAATCCGGGCTGCGTGGCCGGCTTGCCGGGCTCGACCGGGTGCTGGCCTATCCGGAGATCGGGAAGTCGATCGAGACGCCGCTGGTGGCGATCGAGCTGGCCGAACTGGAGCCAGGGCACGACGACGGCACAGGCCGCGTGCCGTTGATCGGACGGATGCAGGCTCGCATCGTCGTCGATCCGCTGGTCCCTGGCGCGGACATCCTGGTGCGTGAGCTGTCCGCCCGTGTGCTGCGCGCCGTTCATGGCGAGACCTGGGGATTGCCGATTACGCCGGGCAAGCAGATCGGCTCGGCGGCGGAAGACCCGTTCCGGCCGGATCTCGATACCTATCTGGTGTGGCTGGTCGAGTGGGTGCATGAATTCGACCTGGGCGAGATGGTCGAGCCGCCGCAGCAGGGCCGGGAGATCCGCTGGGGCGTCTATCCGGAGATAGGGGCCGAGCATCGCGGCGACTACGTCGACGTGGCGATCGCAGAGGAGGGGCGCCCGTGAGCGACTACGAGCTGGGCGAAATGGATCGCCGCATGGCGTGCCTGACGCAGTCGGCGATCGTGGAGGCGGTGACCTACGATCCGCCGCGCGTGAAAGTGCGCATCGGCGATTGGGTCAGCGACTGGCTGAAATGGCAGGCTGGAGCTGCCGGCAAGGTTCGGCATTGGCGGCCGCCGTCCGTTGACGAGGAGGTCGCCTTGTGGGCGCCATCCGGCGATCTGGCGGGCGCGTTCGTGGCGCCGGGCTACTACACGGATCAGCACGGCGGCGCCGGCCGGACGAGCCCGGATGAGACGGCCATCGATTACCCCGATGGAGCGTTCGAGCAATACAACCACGCGACGCACGACTACACGCTGTCGGTGCCAGCCGGCGGCCGGATCCTCTTTCGCATCGGTTCGACGGAGTTCGAGCTGAGGGCAGACGGCGCAACGCTCCGGAGCGAGAAGCTGCTCGCCGAGGTGCCGGATTCCACGTTCACGGGCAACACGACGACGGAGCGGCTGCTGACGTTCAATGGCGGCATGCAAGGCCGGCCGGGAGAGGGGCAGGGCGTCGCGGTGAAGGTTGATGGTGGAGCGGAATTCACGGCGGACGTGCTGGCCGCCGGGACATCGGTTCATGGGCACCAGCATCGCGAGCAGGGAGACGGGGAGCTGGTGAGCGCTCCGGTTTGAACAAAGCAACTTTGGCCTCGCATGACAGCGGGGCTCTTGTGAGGTGGGTATGCGAAAGGAAGATCAGCAGGCGGTTGGCGTGGCGGTGACATTTGTCGATACCGAGTATCGCAGCCGCGTCGTGGTGTTTCCGGATGGCTCGTTCATTCCGGTGCTTGCAGGCAAGGCCGAGGTGACGGCGCCCGAGCACGTCGCCTATCTGGAGTCGAATCCGAGTTTCACGCGGATTCCGACGAAGGAGCAGTAACGATGGCGCTGGTCGGGATGTGCCGCCGCTCGGGGCGGCTGATCAGTGGCGTCGAGCATCTGGTGCAGAGCATCGGCGACATCTTGAGCACGCGCAAGGGCACGCGCCGGCAGCGGCCGGAGTACGGCTCGGATCTCCCGGCCATGGTGGACGTGCCCGTGACGCGCGGGTGGATCTCGGCCGTCCAGGCCGAGGCGGCCGGCGCGATCGGACGATGGGAGCCGCGAATCAAGCTGGATCGGGTCGCGGTGCAATCGGTTGTCGACGGCAAAGTGACTTTCCTCATTGCTGGTCGCTATGACGACGGCGATGTCGTGTTCGAGGTGACGGTATGACCATGATCGATCTCTCGGCGATGGATCCGCCGGATCTCGTCGAAACGCTGGACTTCGAGGCGACGTATCAACTGAAGCTGGCCCACTTCAAGAGCATCTACCCGGACTG